GAATATGCGAAACAATTAGTCGCGAAGGAGGCATAAGCATATGGAAAACGAAACAAAAATAAACAAAACTTCCCGCGCGAGTCAAACTCGAGAGAAAGACTCTCGACCTAAAGTTTGGACTCCCCCGTCATCTTTAGATGCACCCCCTGCTCCAACAGGATACAGACACCGTTGGATAAGAGCCGAAAGTATGGGACTTGACGATACTAAAAACGTCATGGGTAAAATGAGATCTGGATGGGAATTGGTGAGAGCCGATCAATATTCAGAAGCAGATTTTCCAACCGTAAAAGACGGCAAACATGCTGGGGTAATCGGAGTTGGTGGCCTATTGCTGGCTAGGATACCGGAAGAGATCGCGAAATCTCGAGAAGAATACTTTAAACAACAAGTAGCTGATCGAGAACAGGCAGTTGAAAACGACCTTATGAAGGAACAGCATCCAACTATGCCGATCAATCAAGATCGTCAGAGTCGTGTAACTTTTGGTGGCTCTAAGAAGAACTAATCTTTTAGTTATTCCGAAACCATCAACTAAACTAACAAAGGAGTAAAAACAAATGGCTAATCAAGACAGTGCTTTTGGTTTGAAACCTGTTGGTAAGGTTGGACAAAACGCAGATAACGGCGGTATGTCAGAATATCAGATTGCTGATAATGAAGCATCTTCAATATTCCAAGGCGACCCTGTTATACCACAAGCCTCTAATACAGGCTTCATCGACGTGGCAGCTGCTAGTAATACACTACTAGGTGTATTTTGGGGTGTAAACTATACAGACCCAACAACTGGAAAACCAACATTCAGAAACCATTACACACAAACAAATATCACATCAGGTGATATAGACGCTTTCGTATATGACGATCCGTACGAGAGATTCGAAGTACAAGGTGATGGTGCTTCAGCAAGAACAGATATATTTAAAGTAGCAGATATCGTGTACGCTGCTGGTTCAACAATTAATGGAACATCCAATGTTGAATTAGACGTGTCCGATTTAGAAGCTACTGATGGCCAACTAAGAGTCATTGGTATATCTACTGACCCACAAAACAGCGAATTGGGTTCTGACAATATAAACTACATTGTTTATATTAACGAACACACATTCCACACAGCATTATAATAGGAGTAATTAAATTATGGCTATATCACGTAATCAACTAGTTAAAGAACTAGAGCCAGGTTTGAATGCACTATTCGGCTTGGAATACAATCGTTATGAAAATCAACATGAGGAAATCTTTACCAAAGAAACTTCTGACAGAGCTTTCGAAGAGGAAGTAATGTTAAGTGGCTTTGCTAATGCCTCTGTTAAACCTGAAGGTTCCGCAGTTACATTTGATAACGCGCAGGAAACTTATACATCAAGATATCAGCATGAAACTGTTGCACTAGCTTTCTCAATTACTGAAGAAGCTATTGAAGACAACTTGTATGATAGACTGTCAAGCAGATACACAAAAGCTTTGGCACGTTCAATGGCTAACACCAAACAGGTGAAAGCTGCTAACGTTCTAAACAGAGCTTTTAACTCAAGCTTTACAGGTGGTGATGGTAAAGAGCTTTGTGCTACTGACCACCCAACCATTTTTGGAACTGTCAAAAATGAGCTATCAACTTCCGCTGACCTTTCTGAAACATCTCTTGAGCAAGCGTTAATTGATATTAATGCGTTCACAGATGAAAGAGGATTGAAGATTGCATCAAGAGGAGTAAAAATGATTATTCCTTCTGAACTTCAGTTCACAGCAGAAAGAATCATGAACTCTGCTAACAGAGTTGGAACTGCTGATAATGACCTTAACGCAGTAAAGAGCATGGGTATGGTCCCACAAGGATACTCAGTTAACAACTACTTAACTGATACCGATGCTTTCTTTATTATTACTGACGTTCCTAACGGTCTAAAATACTTTGAAAGATCACCAATCAAAACTTCAATGGAAGGTGATTTTGATACCGGTAACGTAAGATACAAAGCAAGAGAGAGATACTCTTTTGGCTTCTCTGACTTCAGAGGTATCTTCGGTTCACCTGGTGCGTAATAAGTAACTTCATCAATACTTTTAAAAGGGGCTTTATGGCCCCTTTTTTTATGGGAAAATCAGTTGACTTTATGGGAAATTAATGTACAAAATAAAAGCGGATAATATTGACAAGGAGATATATTATGACCGCAATATCACAGTCTTTAATCGCTGAGAAAATTAAACTCGAATCTCAGTGGAATTCTCAATATCTTAATTCTGGTAAGGAAACTATTGAAATGAAATCTATTGAAGAGAGAATCAAAAGAATCCTAGCTAAAATGAGATGGAGAAACCAAGACTATGAGAGTCATTTATTTTTTAAATAGACTTGCTCTCTAAATAAAAACGTTTATATTTAACCTTCTAGGGAAATAAACATATATACAGACTGTCCTAGCAGACGAACGTAGAGACTGTATATAATTTACTACGGAGGTAAAATATGGGAACAACCACATTTCAAGGTCCAGTTGTATCTAAAAAAGGGTTTTTTAGTACAGGGCCCGGTAACGTTGTAGACGCTGATTCTAGCGTTTCTTTAACGATAGCTGATCACGCAGGTAGAATCGTACATAACGATGCTGCGGGTGCAGTGACTTACACATTACCAGCAACAAACGCAAATTCTGATTCTGCAGTCGCAGGACCAGGAGCAGACTTAAACAATCTAAGCAACGTCGGTGCTACTATTGAAATTTTTGCATCAGTAACAAAGACAGGTGACATGGTTATACAAGCTGCAAACGCAACTGACGTAATGGTTGGAAGTGCTGTCTTTATTGATGACTCATCTGATAACGTCGTTGGTTTTGAAACAGCCTCAACATCTGACACTATTACTTTAAACGGTAGTACAAAAGGTGGTGTTACTTTTTCAAAGATTGTATGTACAGTTCTTGCTTCAGGTAAATGGAAAGTTGATGTGACTTCAGGATGTACTGGAACACCAGCAACACCATTTAGTGCTGCGGTAAGTTAATGATTAATTAGGAGCCCTCTTAGAGGGCTCCTATACAAAGGAGAAAAAAATGGCAAGTAAAGGCGACGTAAAAGCAGTTAGAGTCACAGCGACAGGAGTAGTTTTTGCAGGCAGAACTAGACTCAGAGGAATTATTTTAGCATCTGATGGTGGTGGAGCAGGAACAATTATTCTACAAGACAACACAGATAGCGCAACTTTGTTTCAAGCTGATGTTCCAAACGGTGATGTATTTTCAACAAACATTCCAGAAGATGGAGTATTATTTCCTGGCGGAATAAAAGTTTCTACAATCACAAACATAGACGCAGCTACTATATTTATTGATAAGTAAGGTTAAAAAATGGCTACATCAGGCACTACAGCTTTTGACCTTGACATAGATGAAATAATTCAAGAAGCATACGAAAGATGCGGAGCAACAGCTAGAACCGGTTATGGTTTAAAAAGTGCTAGACGATCTTTAAATATATTATTTTCTGAGTGGGGAAATAGAGGTCTTCATTTATGGAAAGTAGATTTAGCTTCTGTTCCTTTAGTAGAAGGACAAGCAGAATATAATACAACAAGTGATAGCACCAATTTTCCAAGCAATGTAAATGAAATATTGGAAGCATATGTTAGAAATAATTCAACTACAACAGCCCCTGTAGATACACCTATTACAAAAATAGATAGATCTGCTTATTCTTCTATTGCAAACAAACTATCTAAAGGCACACCTAGTCAATATTATGTAGACAGGACTACATCTCCTAGTGTTTTTTTATATCAAACACCTAGTAGTAGTTTTTCAGGAGCTAGTTATTTATTAAAGTTTTATTATTTAAAAAGAATTGAAGACGCGGGTGCTTATACCAATCAGACAGATGTAGTGTATCGTTTTATACCCTGCATGTGTGCAGGACTAGCTTATTATTTAAGTTTAAAAATAGCTCCTGATAGATCACAGAATTTAAAATTATTATATGAAGATGAATTAAACAGGGCTCTTACAGAAGACAGTTCTTCTACTAGCACTTATCTAACACCAAAGGTATACTTTCCAGGAACATGACAAATTTTGCAAGAGGTAAATATGCTAAGGCTATATCCGATAGAAGCGGTATGGAGTTTCCATATGATGAAATGGTTAAAGAATGGAACGGTTCTTTGGTTCATTTCTCTGAGTTTGAATCTAAACAACCACAATTAGAATTACAAGTTCATGGAGCAGATCCAGAGGCTTTACAAAACGCTAGAGTAGATAGAACAGAGCCAGGTGTTGCCGTGTTATTAAACATAGATTCTTTTCAAACAGGTAGTGCAAGTTCTTCTACCATAACTGTTACAGAAATTAATCATGGTAGGTCTTCAAGCGATACTGTTCGTTTTAGAGATGTAGAGAGTTTTGATGGAATAACAGCAACTAATATTAACAAAGCTGCAGGTTATTCAATAACAAAAGTTGATAATGACACTTACACTTTTAGTGTAGACACAGATACAGCAACAACAGGAAATCTAAAAGGAGGGGGCAAAAACGCGTCTGCAGGGCCCGTAACAATTTCACCATGACAATGACTTTTAGCGAACTAAAAACTAATATTAGAAACTACGCAGAAACTGATAGTGGAGTTTTAACTGATACTGTATTAACAGTGATAGTTAAGAATGTAGAGAACAGAATATTTAGAGCCGTAGATTCTGATGATACAAAATTTTATGCAAATTCAGATTTAACTATAGGTAATAGATTTGTAACTGTGCCTTCTGACACTAGAATTATCAGATACGTTCAACTAACAAATCCCACAACCTCAGATCAATTTTTCTTAGAACAAGTTGATACTTCTTTTTTAGCGGAATATTTCCCTGATCCAGATAACTCTAGTGATTATGCTATTCCTAGGTATTATGCTCATTGGGACTCTGATAACTGGGTTGTGGCTCCAACGCCCGACGCAGCTTATAAGATAACTCTAGCTTATATAAAACAACCAGATACTATAACCACCTCCGATTCTAGCACTACCTATTTATCTAACAATTTTCAAGATATGTTAATCTACGGATGCATGGTAGAAACTCTAAAATACTTGAAAGGACCAGATAATATGATACAAATGTATGAAGCATCTTATCAAGAGGGGCTTCAAACGTTTGCGGCAGAACAACAAGGCCGAAGACGCAGAGACGAATACACTAGTGGTGCGATTCGTTTGGATATACAATCACCACAACCAAAAATGAAATAAGGAGACTATAAATGGCTAACATAATACCAGATGCATTCAAATCAGAACTCTTATCTGGCACACATAACTTTGCCAACGGTGGCAATACTTTTAAAATAGCTTTATACACAGACATCTCTGGATATTCCACATCAAGCACTGCATACACTACCTCTAATGAAGTTTCTTCTTCTGGTACTAATTATTCTGCTGGTGGAAATGCCTTAGATAGTCAAGCCGTTTCAGTTGCAAGTAATACAGCTCTTGTTGATTTTGCCGATGAAGTTTTTTCATCAGTAACTTTATCAGCAGTAGGCGCTGTTATTTACAACGATACGAACAGTGATAAGCTTGTAGTTGTGCTAGATTTTGGAGGAACTAAAACTGCTACTAACGGAGACTTTACTATTCAGTTTCCTGCAGCGGGTGCTTCAACAGCTATAATAAGGATTGCGTAATAGGTTATGGCTTTAGTTTTAAACGACAGAGTTAAAGAAACCACCACTACGACCGGTACAGGTACAATTAATTTAGGTGGAGCTCAAACTAATTTTGAAACTTTTGTAGCAGGAATAGGAGATGGCAACACCACTTATTATGCTATTGTTCACAGAAGTTCAGCAGAGTTTGAAATTGGTTTAGGTACCCTAACAGACGCATCACCAGATACTTTAGCTAGAACAACAATTATATCTAGTTCTAATAGTGATAGTGCTGTTAATTTTTCTGCGGGAACAAAAGATGTATTTTGTACAATGCCTGCTAGTAAAGCAGTGCACGAAGATGGCAGCTCTGACGTAACTCTACCTAATGATTTAATTTTAGGATCAGACTCAGCTATTCTAAAATTTGGTGCAGACTCTGATATTAATATCACACACGTTGCCGATACAGGATTAACTACAAATGGAGACTTTACAGTTGGAGATGATCTTACAGTTTCTGGTGGTGTAATTGATTTAAAAACTAACAGTGGTTCTAGAGCTCAATTAAAACTTTATTGTGAGTCAGGTAATGCTCACGCACAAAAATTACAAGCACAGCCTCACTCCGCAGGGGCCACGAACACATTAACATTACCAGATGGTAGTGATCAAGAATTAGTAGGAACAACTGCTACTCAAACTTTAACTAACAAAACTATGACAGCGCCTGTTTTATCAGGTTCTTCTTCTGCGGCAGGATCTATTTTATTTAAAGAAGATACTGATAACGGAACAAATGCAGTTACTCTTATTGGACCCGCGTCAACAGCAGATGTTACTGTCACATTACCAGCAGCTGCAGATACATTAGTAGGTAAAGCAACAACAGATACTTTAACAAACAAATCAATAGATTCAGATAACAACACAATTACAAACATTGTAAACGCAGATATTAAATCAAGTGCTGCGATTGCAGATACAAAATTAGCTACAATATCGACAGCAGGTAAAGTAGCATTAACAGCATTAGAGATTGATGGTGGGTCTGACATAGGTGCAGATTTAACAACATCAGATTTAATAATAGTGGATGATGGTGCCGGTGGTACAAATAAAAAAGCAGCATTATCTAGAGTAGTAACATTAATGTCAGCACAAGGATTTTCAACAGAGGACCCTACTGCATTAGCAATCGCATTAGGATAGGAGGGTAAATGGCAAATACATTTAAAGTAGTAACAAAAGCAGGTGTAACTAGTGCTGATGTTATCTATACAGTAGCAGGTTCTACTACAACAGTAGTTCTTGGAATTATGATAGGTAACACAACAACAACACAAGTTACTGCAACAGTAAGTTTAGGATCAGATACTTCCAACAGAGCAGGTGCAAATAATGAGGCTAACCAAACAGTTGAGTTAGTAACCAATGCACCTATACCTGTAGGTGGTACACTTGAATTATTGTCAGGGAATAAAGTTGTTATGGAAACAACTGATACCCTTTCGTTAACAGCTTCAGGTGCTGCAGATATAACTTTATCAATTATGGAGATAACCTAGAATGTCATACATTGGTACACCCATAGATACAACCAATCAGTTTCAGTCTTTACAAGGTAAGAGGTTTAGTGGTAATGGCAGTACAACTGCATTTACATTAGACATTGCACCTGGTTCTACATTAGACATAGAAGTTTATGTAGAAAATGTTAGACAGGATCCAAACTCTGCATATAGTTTATCAGGCACTACACTGACATTCGGTGCCGCACCTGCTAGTGGAACAAATAATATTTATGTAATACATCAAGCAAAAGCAGTGGGAACTATTGATGTTCCTAATGATTCTGTCACAGCTAATTCTATTGTAGATGAAGCTATAGAAAGTGAACATCTCAATAATAATATTATATCAGGGCAAACAGCTTTAACTGCTGAACCCGCAGACACAGATGAGTTTTTAGTATCGGATGCAGGTACATTAAAAAGAATTGATTACTCTTTAATTAAAGGTGGTGGTATCACAGTAGCAGACCAATGGAGATTAACCACTGCAATTACATCACCTTCACAAAATGCTGATACTGTTATTAGTTCAAATTGGGAAAGAAATGACAGCACAGCTTATGGAGTTCTTGGCTCTGGTATGTCTGAAAGTTCTGGTATTTTTAGTTTTCCAAGTACGGGATTTTATCTTGTTAGATATGTTATGATGCATTCAGCTAATGGTGATACTTATTTTGGTGGAGGTATAGAAGCAACTACAAATAATTCTTCCTATAGTGATATTGCAGAACAATTTAATTATTTTGATTATACAGGAACCACGATAGGTGGAGCCATATTTTGTGAGTCTCTGCTTGATGTCACAGATGTTTCAAACATAAAAGTAAGATTTACTTACAATACAAATAATGGAACTTACATAAACGGTAATTCGAGTGAAAATCAAACTTATGCAACATTTGTTAGATTAGGAGATACATAGAATGGCAACTTTAGCTACAAAAATAAAACTTTATTGTGAAGCAAATTCAAAAACTATTAATTTTATAAATGATGTTAGATTAGCAAATGATGGAGATGGAAACATTTATATAAAAAAATGGAATGTTGAAGGTCTTACACAACCAACAGATTCTCAACTTGCCTCATACGAAACAGCAGGTAATACTAAGGAAACACTAGATGCTGTGCTAACAAAAAGAAGAAAAGAATATTTATCTTATAACGAACAATTAGATAAATTGTGGCACGATATTAATGATGGTAAATTAGATAAGACAGGTTCTTGGTACACACATATTAAATCGGTAAAAGACGCAAATAGTAAGGGGTAGTAGGTGTCTAGGTTTATTACATCACTATCCAAGGTTAAAGCCAATAGCTTAAATCTTGCAGGTACATATGGCTTTAGTGGCACAGTATCGGGATTAGTTGATGAAACACCTTTAGTATTAATTCAAGAATCTTCTATATCAGCAGGAACTGCAACTGTATCATTTACATCAGGTATAGATAGCACTTATAAAGAATACTTATTTATTTATAATAATATACACCCTGCAACTAATGGTGAAGTTGATTTTAGTTTTCAGGCTGATACAGGAACAAATACTAATTACAACCAAACAATTACATCGACTTCATTTAGAACATATCACACTGAATCAGACAGCACTGCGGGAACAGACTATAGAACTGCTATGGACCAAGCACAAGGAACTTCTTTTCAAAAATTAATAGATGATGTAGGTGGAGATAATGACCAATCAACTTCTGGAATGTTAAGAATATATAATCCTAGTTCAACTACATTTGTAAAACATTTTATGGCTATGTCTAATGTTTCTGGGGAAAGTGATATATCTCAATCTTGGTTTAT